GTTGCAGCTCCTCGGCGGGGATCGGCGCCTTCGCCGTCGCGCGCGCGATCTTCACCTCGCGGTACTGGATCAGGTCAATCGTGCACGAGTAGAGGCCGTGCTCGTCCGGCCGAAACTGCGAGACGTCCGCGACGACGACCGTGTCGATCTCGAGCGGCGGCAGGTTCAAGAGCGGGTGCTTGATCTTTAGTGCGGACGGGCGTAGCTGCGAGGGCGGCTTCGTGAGCACCGCCTTCGCGAACGAATTCCATTCGGCGAAGTCGTCTTTCGTCCAGAGATCGATCCGCACCCGGAACTTCGCGAGACCGTCGCCGGTGTACCGAACGAACGCGCCCGTCGTCCCGTAGCCCTTTTGGATGTCGTAGGTGCGCACGCGCGCGGCACCATCGATCGTCGCGCGGCCCGGCGACACCTTGCCGCCGAGCACGATGTAATCCGCGTCCGGAAAGCGCTTCCCTAGCAGCGCGTCTTTTACGCTCATGGCGTCACCGGGAGCCCCGCGCCCGTGAGCGCGTCGATGATCGCGTCCGTGAGCTGACGCATGATGTTCGGCTCGGAGAGCGCGCGCGCAGCTCCCTCGCCGCCTCCGCCCACGTTGATGCTGACGTTCACGACGACGCCGCCCGCGCGACCGGCCGGCGCCTGCGCGCCGCTCGCGCCGCTCGTCGCCGCGTCCGCCATGCTCGCGGTGGCTGCAGCCGCCGCCGGTGCGCTCGACTCCACGCCCGCGGCAAAGCCCTCGGCCGTGTGGCCGCCGAGCTCGGCGAACACGCGCGAAGGGCTCTTGATCTTCAGCTTGTCTTTCAGCGCGAATTCCGCGGCGTCGCCGATGGCGCGCATCGCAGGACCGACGCCCGGGATCATCGATCCGATCCCCTGGATGAAACCCTTGATGACGCTCTTGCCGAGGTCGACCCAGTCGCCCTTGCGGATCGCCGAAACGCCTTCGTCCACGGCGGCGATGAAGTTGCGAATCCCTTCGCTCGCCTTCCACGCGGCGGCGCCCGCGAGGCCGAGCGTCGTGACCACGACGCCCGCCGCGCCGACGAACAGGTACGCCGAGCCGCGCGCGACCTTCATCACCTCGTCGACCTCGACGAGCCGCTTGACCGCCTCGAGCTGATCGCCGAACGAATCTCGGATGTAGTTTCGCGCCTTGTAGAACGCGATCCCGAGGTCGAGCGCCGCGATCGTCAGGTCGTCGAACAGGTCCTCGACGAGCGATGCGCTCGAGCCGACGGCCTTCGCGAGCCCGTCTCCCACGAGCGTGACCATGGTCTTGATCGCGCCGCCCGTCGCCGTCGACTCGTCGAACAGAGTGATGATGCGCTCGACGCCCTTCAGCATCGGCTCGAGGTCGATCCCGCTCGTCAGCTTGCCGAGCTTCTCCTTCAAGCGCCCGGCCTGCACGTCGAGGTCGAGCATCTTCTTCGCATTGACGCCGCCGAACTTCTCCTCGACCGCGTCGCGGAGCGCCTTCGCGCCGTCGGCGAGCTTGACGCGCCCCATGGCGAGCTCGCGCCGCGCGTCCTCGATTCCCATCCCGAGGTTGCCGGCGAGCTTTCTCGCGACGTCGTCGCGAGAGATGCCGGTGTCGTCGAGCTCACGGAAGCCGAGCGACATCCGGCCCGTGTACTGCCCGCGCTCCACGATCCCGCGGATCTTGGCCCCCGCGTCGTCGCCGAGCGCGTCGGTCGCTTGCGCCATCGCGTTGAGCGTGTCGACGTACGTCTGCCCGCCGAGCCGCGTTCGCGCGAGCGACACGCCCATGTCCTGGAGCTTGTCGGCGGAGAGCGAGGTCTTGCGCGTGAGCGCGTCGAGCTGCGAGCCGAGCGCGCGCGACTGCTCGGCGCTCCCCATGACGGCCTCGCGCACGAGGCCTGCGGTGCGCGCGGCGTTCGCACCCGCAAACGCCCACCGCGCGAACATGCCGGCGAGCGCGGCCGCCCCCGCCGCGGCGGCGACGGCGAGCGCAGCGACCGCAGCCGTCATCCCGACGACGGCGAGCTTGGCGAGATCGCTCCCGCCCCGCACTCCGCCGAGCGCGTTGCGGACGGCGTCGAGCCGCACGCGGAGCGCCTGCGCGGGGCCGCCGACCCCGGCGACGACCGAGGAGAGCCCCTTCATGCGCGCCGCGTGGGCTTCGCTAATGGCGCGGTCCGCCGCGGCGCGTGCGGCGGCCTCTTTCTTGGCGGCGTCTGCCGCTTCGTTCGATGCCTTGACGCCGCGTCGCTTCTCCTCGGCGAGCTTCGCGAGGTTCTGCCCCTCTTTCATCGCGGCGAGTGCGTTCGTGCTGATCGCCTGCCGCTCCTTCGCGATCGCGGCGGTGAGCTCGTCGCGCGCGCGCTTCACCTCGTCGGTCTTGCCGATGAGGAGGCGCTTCTGCTGAATGAGCTCGCGGATCCGATCTTGGCTCCGAAGAAAGCTGTCCGCGAGCGCGTCGACCGAGCGCGCCTCGTCGGCGGCGTTCGTCTCGACGGGCACCGATACCGGCAGCCGAACTTCGGGCTCACTCGCCACGATTCACCCTCCGCAAATCCGCGATCGCCTCGGCGAGGAGGCGCGCTCCCGCCGTTGCTCTGAGCCGCTCCGCGTCGCTCCCCACCTCCGGCCGAAAGAGCGACATCAGGCAGCGCCCGCCCGTGCGTGGGCTTCGGTGAGCCTCGCGCACGAGCGCGTCTATTTTCCCTCGTCGTCTTTGAGCTTCACCCCGTAGAGCACTGCGAGGACGTTGGAGATCTCGAAGTCGATCGCGGGGCGACGCGCGCGCGCTGCACGGTACGTCTCGACGTCGGGGTGCACGAGGCACGGGCAGATGAAGTCGTGCTTGTCGGCGGGCCCCATCTTGGAGTCGGCGTACGTCTGAAAATTGATCCCCGCGCCGAGCCTCACGACGAAGAAGCCTTCGCCCCACCGAGTGGCGTCGACGACGTCCCACGACTGTCCGCGGGGGCCGATCTCCCGTTCGTATTTGTCGATGAGCTCGAGGAGCGCGACCTCGTTCTCGAGCGCCTTCGCCTTCTGCGCCTCCTCGCGCTTTTTCGCCTCGGCGCGAAGACGCGAGCGCTTTTCCTCGAGCGATTCGGTTTCGGTGCTCACAGCAGATCCCTCGTGCGGTCGTAGAGCGTGACGGGCCCGGTAAAGACGGTCGTGCGCACGATCGTCATCGCGACGAGAGAGACCTCGACGACGAGCTCGTCGACGCCTTCCTGGTAGGTGTCCTTTGCGCCCGTGATCTCGCAGCCGGTGATCGTGACCACGTCGGGCGGGATGGGGCCTTCCTTGTACTGCGCGATGAGGGGCCACGGCGGCGCGGCGCCCCACGACCCCGGTGCAAAGCCGAGAGCCGTCGACATCCCGGCCATGAGCGGCAGGAACTTCTTGTGGAAGACGTCGTGCAGCATCGTGAACGACGCTGACGCTTCGTACTTGCCCGCGGTCGTTCCGAGCGGCGCGCCACTGCGGTTCGCCGCGTGCACGATCTTCTTCTCGAGCTTCTCCTCGTAGTCGAGCGCGGTGATCCCGACGAACGGCACGCCCGCGAGCGTGAAGGAGCACGACTTCGCGGACACGATCTTGTTGTTCCAGCGAACGAAATCATCCGGCATGGCGTTGCTCCCTTCAGCCGATCTCGGTCACGAACTTCGCGGTGACCTGGAACTTCTTCACGTACGCGAGCGACACGCACTGAAGCTCCGCGTTGATGACGGCGCCCTGATTCGAGCGAATGTCGTCGGTGCGCGAGACGAGCAGTTGCATGTCGTCCACGAAGCCGGGCCGCACGAGCTGCCGCGAGAGCTCGGCGTTCACGAGCTGCTCGAGGAGCATGGCGTCACTCTCGGAGATGTAGCGTTCGCCGCCCGGACCGGGCTGCGGGTTTTTCCGAACGCCGCGCGAGAGCTGCCCCTCGAGCACCTCGTGCGCGATCTCCGCGCCGCGGTTGATGACGCGCGCGTGCTGCAGGTACACGTAGTCGGAGCCGACCGGCGAAAGCATCGGCACGTTGGTAGGAAACACGCCGTTGCGCGAGGGGAACGATCGCGCGGTCGCGAGGCGAAGCGCGTTCAGGCCCGGGTAGCGATCCTCGTCGTGATACTTGGGGTTGCCGCGCGCGTCTTTGATCCCCGCGCCGACGACGGGCCCGAGCGCGACGTACGCGAGATCGGTCCCGAGCGGCGTCCCCATCGCCCGAGCCGCGACGAGCGCGCCCCACGGCCGCGGTTGCGTGATCCCGGTGATCGACGACGTGACGTCCGCAACGTCGGCGGCAACGACGACGTCGAGGCTCGTCGCCTCCGCGAACGTCGCCGAGAGCGTCGACTGATACGCGGTCGCCGTCGACGCGCCCTTCGGGGCCGCGGTGAGGAACGCGGTCTTGAAGCGCCCGACGGCGGCAAGGTTTCGGATCCATTGGTCGACGATCGACACGGTCGCGCCGGTTGCCTCGGCGTCGATCACGACCGCTTCCCACGGGGCGCTCGTGACGCGCAGGGCCTCGAGCGCGGCGGTGAGGTCCGCGTCGTTCATGCGCGGGCGGTTCGTGCGGAGCGTGACCGTCGTGCCGGCGACGATGGTGCCTGCGCCGAGCGCGATGGTGACGCCCGAATTAGGGATGACGATGCTGTTCGCCGTGCCGAGCGCGAGGATGCCGCTCATCGGGCCGTTCGCGCCGCCGAGACTGTAGCGGTACGTGATCCCGGCCGTTCCGACCGTGCCGCCCGTCACGAACTCGACATAGACGTCGTAGTCGTCGCGCGGGGCCGTCCCACCGGCGGTGAAGTTCGCGGTTCCCGCGCCCGTCTTCGTGATCGTCCCGTACGTCCCGACGACCGAACCCGTGCCGCGAACGAGGAGCGTCGGGCGCTTGCTCACAGCCATCGTGTACGCGGCGAGCTCGACGAGCGGGCCGCTCCCGAACTCGTCTTGCGCGATCTTCGTGCTCGACGCCGTTACGGCGACGTTCTGCACGCCAGTCGGGCTCGCCGCGATGATCGCGAGCACGCCATCGGGGCCAGGGCGCACGACCCCGGTGTTGCCGTCGCTCTTCGTGATGCTGACGCTCGGAATCATCGAATCCTCCTCACGGGCCCGTCTCGGGCTTGTGGACGACGAGGCCCGGGTAAGCGACCTCCTCGGGCACGTCGTAAATCGGGTGTCGGAACGTGAGCGCGGCGAGAAGCTCTTGGCCGAACGCGCGCTCTTTCGGAACGGTCCAGCGGATCTCGCCCCACGTGATGTTGGCGAGACCGACGGCATCGACTGCGCGCTTCGCCCACTCGAAGAGCGATTCGCACGCGATGATCTGCGCCATCTCTTCGCCCGCCTTCGTGCCGTCGTACGCCCAGACCGAGAGCGTGAGCGCGCGTTCCCAATCGGCGATCGAACGCACCGTCGCCACGCGCTCCTCTCCGCGCATGATGTCGCGAGGCCCTGCGCCGCGGACGGGGACGAGGCGCCCGCCGCGTCCCGACGTCGTATCGCCCGGAACGAACACGATGCGGTTCGCTCGGCCCGGGCCTTGGCCGATCTGTTTCGCGCGCTCGCGGAACCCCGCGGCGACGACGGCCGACACGCCGTGCCCCTCGAGGTACGCGCGCACGCCCCCGACGAGCGCGTCGAGGCCGGAGAGGGTCCGCACCGTCATGCGCCCCTCAGTGTTCGTTGCACCCGCGCCTGCGCGGCTTTCTCGATCACCTTCCGCCAGGCCTCCGGCAGCTCCTCGGCCTTCGGCAAGATCTCGCGCTTCGGGAGCCCGCGCTTCTTGCTCCCGTAGTGGTGGAAGACGTGATGCCCCCGAAGGATGAGCGTCACGACCGCCGTGTTCGTCCCGCTCACCTCGGCGCGGATCGCCGCGGCTGCGTTGCGTAACGGCGCGGTGCCCTCGCGCGTGCGTTTCCACGCGGCGCCCTCGGGCGTCCCGCCGGCAGCCGCCGATGCGCGCGCGGCCTTCTCGAGCTCGGGGGCGACGTCCGATGCGACGGCGACGCCTAGCCCGTCGACCTTTCGGAGCCGCTCGGCGATCGCGCGGAGCTCGTCGACGTCAGCGTCCACGGAGGTTCTCCCGTTGACGGTCCGCCCAATCGTAGGGGCTCGCCTCGGAGTAGCCGAGCGGCCCGCCCGCCGACGCGATCCCGCTCTCGGCGAGGTCGTGGCGAAGCGGCAGATCGTAGAGCCCTTCGCGAGCGTCCGCGCTCTCGCGCATCTGCTCGCGTGCTTGCGCTGCCGCGTCGCGCGCGGCTTGGAACGTGTCGTCGGCGGGGTTGACGCCCCGCCGTTGGTACATGTCGACCGTGACGAGATCCGCGAGCCAGCCGCGAACGACGTCCGGCACCGGGTGCTCGAACGGCACCTTGTAGCGTTTGCGGAGGCGCGCATCGATCTCGCTGCTGCGAACGTGGAGCCGCTGCAGCACGAACTCCACCGGCAGAAGATCAATGTCTTCGTCCGGCATGCTCGAGAAGAGCTTCAGATTTGCGATGTCGAGGTACGCCATCGCGCGCGCCTTACGGCTTCACCTTGAAGATCAAGTAGGGGTGTCCGAACGAGACCGCGTTGCGGCCGCCGAACATCCACTCGAACTCTGTCTTTCGCTGCAGCTCCGCTTCGCTCTCGGTCGTGTAGCTCGTGAGCTTGTACGGCTCGCGATCTTGGAAAATCAGCGCGCCGCCTTCCTCGGGCATCGATTCGACGGCGAGGTAGTAGCTGTTCGGTTCGTCGGTGAGCTCGGTCGCGACGATCGGCTCGACGCCGTAGTTCGTGAGGACGTTCTCGATCCCCGCCATCGTCAAGAACTTCGTCCCGAGGAGCTGCATGATGCGGTACTGCAGCGCGGGCCCGACGAGCACGTACTTGACGCGGAGGTTCCGCGACTTGCCGTCCGGCGCGCGGATCGTCCCGACGTACGCGAACGCCTTCGCGAGGTTCGCCGCCGCGGCGTCGAGGTCCGTTCCGTGGATCGGCAGCGCGCCCGGGTAGTCGCCGCTCGCCGCGCCCGTGAGCAGGTTTGCGAACTCGCCCGTCGCGTTGCCGAACGGGTTCACCGGGTGATCGGTCGCGAAGAAGTTCTTGCCGTCGTAGGCCTTCCTTGTTT